GTGAGTGGTGGAGAGTTTATACAGGTGAAAACATACCACAACTACATCACGTCATACAATCTTACGACACGGCATTTTTGAAAAAGGAGACAGCTGATTACAGTGCGATAACCACCTGGGGTATATTTTACCCAGATGAGGATAGTGGAGCCAATCTTATATTGTTAGATGCTGTTAAAGGGCGTTATGAGTTTCCAGAACTACGGCGTTTAGCATTAGAACAATATAAGTATTGGATGCCAGAATCTGTTATAATCGAGGCCAAAGCATCGGGTTTGCCACTGACATACGAGTTAAGACAGATGGATATACCTGTTATTAATTTTACACCATCAAAAGGTAATGATAAGCATGCACGTGTAAATGCTGTTGCACCTTTGTTTGAATCTGGTATGATATGGGCTCCAGAGCAGAAATTTGCAGACGACGTCATTGAAGAATGTGCTGCGTTTCCTTATGGTGATCATGACGATCTTGTGGACTCAACCACACAAGCAATCATGCGATTCAGGCAGGGCGGTCTGATCGGACACCCTGAAGATTATGTCGACGAAAAAATCGACCAACGTAAAAGGAATTATTATTAATGCTAACAGCGATTAGACAATGGGTGATTAAAACAATGATGAAGGGTGAAACCGGAATCGTAAAAACTTTACCCAAAAAAGATTTAGTAGAATTTAATGTACAGATGACAGCCGAACGACTAGCTCGTAATGGTATTGATCCAAATGTATTAAAGAATGTTAATCAAGTAGAGAACGCTATCAATACAATAGAAAATAGACCACCAGTTCAACAAGGAATTAGATCTACAAAATCTGCAAAAGTTATGGACATGGAAGGTAATGAAATAAAAGATCCTAAAGATATTATAGGTGGTAAAGAAATAAACCAACAGACTTTAAACGAAGAATTAATGAAAACAGATAATCCATATTCAGATTTAGTTAATACCCCTCGTTCTAAAACTATTAAAGAGCGAGAAGCAGAAGTAATAGCAAGGTTCGAAAAAGAAAATAAAGCAGCTGCTGAAAGAATAAGAAATAGAAAATTAATTGCAGACGCAATCGACAATGCCTCACCAGGATTTGTAAAAGGAGATAGAAAATATAATGCACAACTTGTTGCAGACGATTTAGCGGACAAAAAATTTGGTAAAGACTTTTCTGATTTAGATCAAAAACAACAGATGGATCTTTACGGTGAAGCACTTGACGGATTAGACGACTCAGATAAATTTGCACAAGGTGGACGTGCAGGATTTTCAAAAGGTTCTGGACTTAAAACTTTATTTAATTTTTTAAATGAAAACAATCCAATGCAAGCTTACAAAAAATATTTAAAAAGTGTAGAGAATAGAATGAAAGCTGGAAAAGAGTTAGAGGTGGCAGGAGAAGTTGTACCGGTTGCTGCAGGTGGGGCTTTAATAACTAATCAGATGAAAAAAGTTTTAAAGAAAATGAACGAGGAGCAAAAGAAAAAAATTGAACAAGAGGCTCAAGAAGAATTAAGAAAAGATATGGAGAAGAAAGCAGAGGGTGGACGTGCAGGGTTTAAAGCAGGTTCAGGTAAAGGAATTTTAGAATTTATAAGCAAACAACTTAAACCAAGAGGTAAAGTAAAGTTTGATGAGGACAGATTTAGAACAGGTCCGATTGATTTAGATTTTTTAGAAAACATCGACAAGAAAGATCTTGCAAAATTTATTAGAACTAGAGACACAGGTGGTATTGGTGGTTATGGTATGTATGATAAATTTGCAGACATGCCTGCAGGACTAAGAGCAGCAGAGTTAATTAAAACAATCAAAACAACAGATGGTGGAATAAATTACAAAGCAGCAGAATTATTTTTAGGTAAGAGATTAAAAGGTAATGAGAGTGTCGATGAACTTATACAAATGTTAAACAGACAAGAGATGAGAGCAGAGGGTGGACGTATTGGTTATGCAGATGGTACACCTTCGTTTGAAGAGTATATGCAAGAGAGACGAGGCATGGAAAAAAAACAAAACTTTGAAAGATTATACAAAGAGTATTTAGAAGATCTACGGAGAAAAGATGTTATGAAACAAAAACAAGAAGCAAAAGACGGTGGACGTATTGGTTTCAAAGACGGCATGACTCGAAGAAGTTTTTTAAAACTTCTTGGTGGTCTAGCATCACTGCCTATTATTGGTAAATTTTTAAAACCTGCAAAGGTTGCAAGTAAGGCTGCAGACACTGCAGCTGTTGTTAGTAAATCTACACCACCAGCATATTTTTTTGAGTTAGCAGAGACTATTAAAAAATTTGGTAGGGTATCCGATGGTCCACAAGAGAGAGTAAAAATACACAGCATGCCATCTAAAGATGGTAAATCAGAGTTAATGTTAACAGAAAATATTGGCACAGGTGAAATGCAGATTAAAAAAATTGGTAAAGAAAAAGATATGACAACTGAAGTTCAAACTATGGAATATACACCAGGAATGTCACAAGCTGATGAAACAACACAAGGTATACCACGTGATCAATATGACGAATACACAGAAGTTCAATCACGAATCTACAAAGATGAATTTAATGAACCAGATATCGTAGATGGAATCAAAGTAGATGAAATTGTAGAAGAAGTTAGAGAAGCACCATCAATTAAAAAAGCATCTGGTGGCATCGCTAGAATGTTAGGAGAGTAATGAACCCGGTAAAGTACGCACAGATGATGAAGTATCTGACTCGGGCGAAAAAACAAAAGCCAGATCTTCCTGATGTCTTTCCTGCAAGCAAAGCACCTATCCCAACAAAAACACAAAACGTTGAAGAGATAGAAGCTATTAATGCATTTATAAAACGTGAACGACAACAGAAAGCAGGTGGTGGTATGTTAGTGCAACCAGGTTTTGGTGGCGTGAGACAGGGGTATAGAAGTGATAAATTTATTAGAGCTCAAGGATCTGGTCAACAAAAATCAGAGGAGATGATAAAATTTTTAAACTATGCAACAAAAAACAAAAATACAATTAAAGATAAAACTATAACAGAAATAATAGAAGCTTCGGGAGCTGACGTAGATAAATCTAATGCTAGAAAAAGATTAAAAGAAAATAAGATAAAAATTGGAACAGCAGATAAATCTACAATTCAAAAAACAAGATTATTAACAAAAGAAAAACCTGTCTTTGATGGAATAAATAATTTTGCTAAAAATTGGATAAATAAAAATCAAAAAAAATATGGTGTGACAGAGTATGATAAATTTATATCTGATTTTGCTAATGCTTGGCAGAAAGAATTAAATAAACCTTTATATAAAAATTATACTGGAGAAAGAATTTTTAGCAATCCAGATGGAACTCCTAAAACAAATACTTTGTTTGGTAAACAAGAGACAGGTTTTACAATTAATGATCTTAAACCACCAGGTGAAAGAACTTCAGGGTTATTTTATAAAAGAGTTTTTTATAAAAACAAATTAAAAAATAAAGACTTTAAAAAGAAAGTTAACAATTACTTGGATTGGGTTTTACAAGACAAAAGAGGGAAAGGTGATTTAGGACTTCAAGGTGGCAGTAAATCAAACTATTTAAAAGCAGCTCAAAAAATTGGTTTAGATATTGATAAAGATGTTTTATATTTTTTTAGTGAAGTCATGCAGGGAGATTTATTAACCGCTGGTGAGGGTTTTTATTCAATAGTGGATAAAGAATTAGGCGGTAATAAAGCAAGTAAATATAAAAATAAACTAAGCATAAGTTATCAAAATTGGATTAATAATATTGAAGAGGTTTCGAAACTAGCGGAAGTAGATCCAAAAGTAATTATCAATAATCAATTAAAAGAATCTAAAAAAATGACAGAACTTTTTGGTTTAGAAAAACTACCTTTTGAATTTAGATATGCACAAGATCATTTATTTGGTTTAGCAGAAGCTAAAGCTTTAGGAGATCCTAAAATTGCAAAACAAACATTAACTAATTTAGTTGCATCAACTAAAGAACAGAATACTATTTTAGGAACTAAAGGTTTTTCAGCAAAAAGAACGGCTTTAATGAGAAAATTTAAAAACGCCTCACCTGAAGAAAAAATAAATATTATAAATCAATTAAATACTTTATCACAAGAATATGTACCGGGTAGATTAAAATATAGTTTAACAAAAGATGATGCACTTAGAGTTATCAATTTACAACCTGAAAAAACTTTTAGAGCAAGAACTAAAGCTTTTGAAAAATTAACTAAAGATTTTCCTAAAAATGTTCAAAATAAACTATTACAAAATATTGTAAGCTACAGTAAAAAATCAGAATGTAAAGTTAATCTCAAAGCAGATGGTGGACGTATAGGTTTTGCAAATAGTATTGATTGTATTAAAGATGGATTAAAAGAACAAAAGATAGCTGCGCAGAATGGAAATAAAAAAGCTGCAGAAGAATTAGTGCAAGTTGGTAAAGTTGCAACACGAGCTGGATTGTTAAAAAATTTGTTAGGTCCAGGAGCCATTCTTGGTGAAGCGGTATACGAGGGTGCTGTTATAGGTAATAAAGTTTTAGGAGGTAAGCCTTCTGACATCGCATGGGCTGAAAGTTATTTATCCTATCTTGATCCTAGAAAATACAGAGGTGAACTCGATCCATTAAAAATGGAAAGAGAAGATATGTTAGAAAGCACAGCTGATAAAAATATTTTAAGATCAGGGTTCGCAGCACAAGATCAAATATCAGATTTTAATAAAGCTATTGAAGAAAGAGATCTTGGAAAAGCTAGAGGAAGAATGGAACAATATTTACCAGCAGCAGCAGATGCAAGAGAACAAGGCAGACTTGTTAATCAGTCCGCAGATATAATATCCAGTGAAGCATTTAAAGATGCATCAAGAGTTGCGCAAGAATATTTGCAAGGACAATCAGGACAACAACAAGCTGACTTTGGAGTTTTGTCTGTTCCACAAAGCACAATGGCAGATGAGGGCAGAAGAGTTAGAGCTATGACTGAAATGAAAAATTTATACCCACAATATTCTGATAAAGACATTTTAAATATTTTAAAAGAATCTAATATAGATCCAAAAGATTATGATTATACTTACACGCCAAGAAATTTTCCAGCAGACACATCAAGTAAACCTTTAACTGGTTTTGATGATATAAGAAATTTTTATCAACAACAACTAGCAACTCAAAATATAGCAGATGCAGGTGGAGTTGCTAATCTAGCAGGCGGCGGTATTGCTAAATTAGCTGGTGTAGATCAAGGCCCGCCACCAGAATCAGGACCAAACTCACAAGGGTTGCAAGGTCTGATAAAACGTGTTAGAAACTACTAGGAGTATATATGGCAGAAATAGACAAAGGACTCCCGAACACTAGGAACAAAGTTGAGATTCCTTCAGAAGAGGAAATTCAAGAAGTTGCCGTTCAGGAACCAGTAGAAGAAAAAGGACCAATCGAAGTAATACCAGAAGAAGACGGTGGCGTGACTTTAGATTACGAGCCAGGTGCAATCAATGTACCAGGAACAGAATCACATTTTGATAATCTAGCAGAACTTTTACCTGACGATGTTTTAGAGCCAATCGGCAACGAGATGGCACAAAACTACATGGACTACAAGGCGTCAAGAAAAGAATGGGAACAAGCATATATTACAGGATTAGATCTTTTAGGTTTCAAATATGAAAACAGAACAGAACCGTTTCAAGGAGCTAGTGGTGCAACTCACCCAGTTCTTGCAGAGGCGGTCACACAGTTTCAAGCGCAAGCTTATAAAGAATTATTACCATCAGATGGACCTGTAAGAACACAGGTTGTTGGTATTAAAAACCCTGCAACAGAACAGCAGGCGAATCGTGTTAAAGATTTCATGAACTATTTAGTTATGGATCAGATGAAAGAATATGAATCAGAATTTGATTCAATGTTATTTCATTTACCTTTAGCAGGATCAACTTTTAAAAAAGTGTACTACGATGTACCAATGGCAAGAGCGGTATCAAAGTTTGTACCAGCGGATGAATTAATTGTCCCGTATACGGCTACCTCATTAGACGATGCGGAGGCAGTAATTCATACGATAAAAATTTCAGAAAACGAATTACGAAAACAACAAGTTAATGGCTTTTACAGAGATATAGAGTTAGGCCCACCAGGCACAGACACAAACAACGAACTTGCAAAAAAAGAACGTGAGCTAGATGGCACAAAAAAAACTGGTAAGAACGAACCAATGTATACTTTGTTAGAGTGTCATGTAAATCTAGATTTAGAAGGTTTTGAAGAAGTTGATGCTCAAGGTGAGCCAACTGGAATAAAATTGCCCTACATAGTGACTGTAGAAGAAGGCAATAGAAAAGTTCTTTCTATCAGAAGGAACTATGCGCCCGATGATCTAAAGAAAAATAAAATCCAATATTTTGTCCACTTTAAATTTCTGCCAGGACTTGGATTTTATGGCTTTGGACTCATTCACATGATTGGCGGATTGAGTCGTACGGCAACGGCGGCTCTCCGTCAATTATTAGATGCAGGTACATTATCAAATCTGCCAGCAGGATTTAAACAAAGAGGAGTACGAGTTAGAGATGAAGCAGCTCCAATACAACCAGGTGAATTCAAAGATGTAGATGCACCAGGCGGTAATTTGAGAGATGCATTCTTTCCACTACCATATAAAGAACCATCACAGACATTATTAAACTTACTTGGTATTGTTGTGCAAGCTGGTCAGAGATTCGCGAGTATTGCTGATATGCAAGTGGGCGATGGTAATCAAGCAGCGGCTGTTGGTACAACAGTTGCATTACTAGAACGTGGCTCACGTGTAATGTCTGCAATACACAAAAGATGTTATGCAGCGATGAAATCAGAATTTAGATTATTATCTAAAATTGTTTCACAATATTTACCACCAGAATATCCTTACGATGTTGTAGGTGGTGCAAGAAATATTAAGCAAGCTGATTTTGATAACAGAGTAGATGTGATTCCAGTAGCTGACCCTAATATTTTTTCAATGTCGCAAAGAATTACTTTAGCACAGACACAGTTGCAGATCGCAACATCAAATCCACAATTACATAATATGTATCAGATATACAGAAACATGTATAATGCAATTGGTGTAAAAGATGTTGATGCAGTTTTACCACCACCGGCGCCAACAGCACCGATGGACCCAAGTTTAGAACACAT